GCGTCAGCGTATTGCCATCGCTATTTCTGAATCTAAAAAGACTGGCAAACCTATCGGATCTTATTTTGCTTAATTAATTTATTTTTAATAAAATCTCATCATATATAAATGAATCTTATAAATGATGATTGCTTAAATGCTCTAACTAACATTGCTGATAAATCAGTTAATCTTGTTATTGCTGATCTTCCATATGGACAAACTGATAATACTTGGGATATTAAAATAGATTTGGTTCAATTATGGCAACAATTGAAAAGAATAGGAATTCCTAATTGTGCTTACATCTTTTTCACTACTACAAAATTCGGTTTTGATTTGATAGCATCTAACAAAGAATGGTTTCGTTATGATCTAGTATGGCATAAATCTGGATCTAAAGCTGGTTTCTTAAATGCTAAAAAAATGCCTATGCGTAGTCACGAAATGATTTATGTATTTTATAATAAATTGCCCACCTACAACATTATAGGTAATCATATACTAACAAAAAGTGGAAATACTGGAAAACCTCATTTAGAAAATGGATGTTATGTTAATCCAAAATTAATGAGGTTAAAAACTGAATATACTCCAAGATTGCCTGTTAGTGTACTTGAGTTTGAATCAACTAATAATTCCAAAAAACGATATCACGCTACAGAAAAACCAATTGACTTATTAGAGTGGCTAATTCGTTACTACAGTAATGAAGGGGACACAATTCTGGATCCAACGATGGGTTCGGGTTCTACTGGAGTTGCTGCTTCACAAATGAAGCGTAATTTTATCGGAATTGAAATGGATAAAGATATTTATGAAGTAGCGTGTAAGCGGATTAACAATGAGATAACTGTTTAATTAAGTTCAAGATTCTCTTAGGAATTCCTATAAAAATACTTTGGGAAAATATATTTAAATTTAATTGGTAACTAAGGGCGGGCAAGAACGCCCTTTTTGTTGGATTTGGAGGAAAAGGTGGAAAAATGCGGTTTTTAGTATTTTCTAATAAAAAAAATAAAAAAACCGCAAAAACCCCACTTTTTAAAAGTAGTGTCGTTTTGGTCACTAATTATAAATATTTTTTTTATAATTAATTATATCTCTATACAGGTCTCATCATTAGTAGAACAACTATTATAAGTGATACCATTACTGCTATCAAGTATCAGATTTTGTTTGCCAAACTCATAAAAATTATAAACATTCTCATCAATGAAATAGTGAATATGTTGATTTTCATTATTATCATACATCGTCTTTACAATATGCTTCCCAAAATAAACATTATATATTTCTTTTAAAATTTTGTAACTAGAAGAAGTTTTGGTAATAAATTTGAAACTGAACTCAGTAAATATTTGTTCCAAAATTTCAGGATTTATTTTTGTTTTTTTAATATCAATTGGAAATACAGTTGCCAATTTATTAAATTTCATTATTTTATTAAAAATATGATCTTCATTTAAAAACACTTTTTTCAGTTGTTCAAAAAAAAAAAGATAATTATCGTTCCAAGCTTGTTCAATAATTTCATTCGTTTGCCCTTCATCTGTGAAGTGTTTTTTATAAAAATATTTTTGTAAAGTTATTTTGTCAAGCATTGTTGCTTCTTGCGCTATACAAAGTTGTTGTAATCTTTCAGATTCAACTTGCTGTATATCATCAATTGAAGCATAATCCATTCCAAACTGATGTTCTAATAATAAATCAGTAATTGTTTTTTGTATTTGCTCACTAATTTTTTGAGTATCTGTAATTTGTTTATAATGTGCTTTTACACAGAATAATTGGAATGAACGTTTAATTGGTGCTTTCTTTTCAATCAAGATATGGTTATATAAGGCAGTATAAATTGGGCAGTTTATTTTTAGACAATCATCAAGCCAACCCGTTTCTAGGTTCATTTTGCCCATATAACAAACATTAATGATCCCCGTTGATAAATATCTTGCTCTATATGAAACTTGAATGATATCACGAGGTGTATTATGTTTTGCGATAAATAAATATTTATAATCAAAATCAAGCGCTTCATAATTGACACCACAAGTAATAATATTATTTGTTATAACAAATTGTTTATTACCCCAAGAAGAGTTTACATCCTTTAACCCAGATTTAATTTTATCATCAACATCAGCATTATAGAAAATACCAGTAGCCCCAGTTTCTTGATTAATTGTTCTATAAACTCGTTCCATTGAATATATTCCGCTATAATCTTTTTTGAAAGGATAAAAAATAAATACTTTGGATCCATTTTTGATTTTGGTAATAGCATCGTGGAGAGCCATTTCAAAATTATTTTGATATACAATAGTTCTTGTTTGAGGTTCACTAATGCGTTTGAAAATGTCAATCTTGGCATTGCTTTGTAGATTTTTAATAAAGTTAATGGTCTTGGTTGTGATGAATGCGTCTAATAAAATAACTTTTTCTGCTTTCAAGATTAGATTACAGAATATTTTCCAAATTTTAGATTTTAATTTTAATTTACCTTGTTCCATAAATTCTCCAAGAAACTTATCAAGTAGAGTTTCTATTTCATCAATAACAATGACATCATATGCGCTTGTTTCATTTAAATAATGGATTGAATTTAAAACACTGATAAGGCGATATTCATCATTCATTTGACCTAGTTTTTTATTTTTGGTTGATAATTCAAGGTAATGTTTACAGTCAATGTCCTTTTCTTTTAAGCGATTATATGTATTATCAGCAAGAGCTTTATTTGGAGCAATCCAAATGAAAGATGATTTTGTTTTTAAATAATCAATCGTTTGAGCGGTTTTGCCGCCGCCCATACCAACATTAAAAACGGCATATTTATGTAGGCCTTTGAAGCATTCTTGATTAATAGTTTCAATTGGTACAATGGCGTCGCTAGGGAGATTGAATGTGTCAACAAAATCACGATAAGATTTGTCCTTCTTGATTGAAGGATAATAATATGATAAAACTTGTTTCATTCGTTCATTAGATACAGGAGGAAATGGGACTGATCCAATTTTAGACCAATGAATAGCCCATTTATTAGTGACATCAGAGTTGCTGTGTTTATTTGCTAGCCAAGCGATGAATTGTTCAAATGTAATATCATTGTAGAAGCAAAAACGAGCAACCATATGAGTGTATGAATGCTCAAAGGATTTATTTAATGGAAGCATTTGTAGAACTTTGATTGGAGATAATTTTTCATAATCAATTTCACTAGGAGTAGATAGAACCATTTTTGGTAAAGATGCTAAATTAAAAGTGCCTTGTGCTTTAGCGACTTGAATTTCATCTTCTACTGCTTCAGGCATTGTAGGTAGTGGTTTTACAAATGGATTAAAAAAACAAGTAATCAAGTGCTTTTTAAAATCAGGGTTTTCAATAATCTCTTGAACTCTGCCATCAGTCTTGGATTGATTGATTGCTTTCATTACACGGTTTTTAGTGTAGACTTTCCAATCAAAGCCGTCGTCTAATTTTGCGTTCATATATTTGGCAATAAGTTTCATTGTTTCAAGTTCTTCTTTGCTATGAATAAGGTAATTATTAAGTGTTATATGGTAACTTTCTTTTTCGGGAGTCTTACTTCCACTGATAGCCATATCTCCTTCAGGAAAAAGTGTTTCAATATGGTTCTTGATTGTCTCTAAATAATTGTCTGTAAAGTTTTCTGATTTATCAACATCAAAGTAGACTTTTTTAGGGTAGCTATGAAGTAGTTCATAGATGCCGTTATTCTTTTCAATTAATTTCAAAAGTTTATCAGGAGTAGTTAATCCCCACATTTGACCATTTTTAATAGTCCAAGATTTAATCGGAACTTGATCAGCAGTGAGTGCTTTGATAGCATCTTCTTGAGCACCTGTTTTTTCGGAACCATTCTTCCAAAAGCGAGTTTTCCATACATTGACTTCAGTTGTCGGCATTCTATATATATACTACCAATATTATATTTAAGTCAAAATAGTTAAATATAATTAATTCAAAATGTTCCTTAATATTTCACATTCTTTGTAAAAAATACGTTTTGATTTATTTTGTTTATACCATTCTTTTTTATAATCGCTGATGGCATCTTTATTATTAATGTAACGAGTTTTTGCTGCTTCAGCGCAAATGGAATTATATTTTTCTTTATTTGCTTCACGCCATTTTTGATTGGCGCGTTTTTGCGATTCACTTGTTGGCATTTGAATATATATATATACATATATTTAAATCAATTATTGCTAAACATTTAAGATAGCTAATTTTTGAGCTTTAAGTTTGTAATATCGGTCCATCTGATATTTGCGATTGCGATCGCGATTCTTTTCAACCCAAGCCTTACAGTTAGCAGCCATTTTGTCTTTATTTTCAGCATAATAAATTTTTTGTTTTTCCTGTATGATCTTCTTATTTTTGTTGTAATATTCAATTCCGTAATCGTGATAATAAGTAGGGTTCTTCTTGTACCACATTTTACAGCTTTCTTTTTGATTTTGATTAGGAACATTCTTGTTAAGCGTAGCCTTTAGTTCGTTAAACCAAAAAGCTTCTTTTTCTTTTGCTAAAGAATTATCAAAATAATCGTGATCTACAGTTTCAATTTGTTTAATATCCCAATTATCCCATCCTCCGTTCTCTCTAATTTTCTGATACACTTTATATCCATAATTGCCACTGTTCTGATTATTACAACAAGTGCGATGTTGATTGACACGAGAAGTAAAGCAAGAAGTGCGCCCGACATAGCAGTCAGTGATAGTAGGATCTTTACAAAAGATTTTATAGATAACAGATTGTTTCATATATTAATATAAGTGGATATTAAAATAATATATAAAACGCCTAAATATTTACCAAAGAATTTCGGAAGCAAATTTTCCGGCGATTCCTTTATTTTTAGAATGGCGTATTTTATAGAGACGGCGACGTTCTTCAGCATATTGATTTCCCTTGTCCTTCATATATGTAGGATAGTCTCCCATACCAGCGGATCCAATAGATGCTACTAAAGAACCGTTTTGAAATACATCAATTTTCTTACCAGCTTTTTTAGATGGTTTGATTTTAACACCGAGTTGTTGCGCTTTATTAAAACTGTATGGTTGAATTTCGTAGACCATTTATACTAATTCAATATTATTATTTGTTAGTTGTTCTTGTGCTAATTTCGCAATAAATGCTTCTTTCTTCTTTTGTAATTTAGCTAGTTTTTCTTCAATACCAGCTCTTTTTAGAGCAACACAAGATTTCATAGACTTGGCTTTATTTAACTGATAATATTTTTTAGCGCGCATAATACAGTATGCTTTGTTGCGCTGGTAATAAGATGGTTTAGTAGGAAACTCCTTAGGTTTATTTAGATTATTAAATTTAATTTTTTGATTATATTCTTTCATTTTAATCAATATAGATTCCCGGTTTTTTTGATAATACTCTCTTTGATATTCTATTTGTTTTTCTTGCTTTGTTTTATCAGCCATAATTATATTATTTGTATATTTTTTAAAATAATATAATTGTAACGAAGTATAAAATGGAATATCAGCTAAAATGTGAAATAAAATGTTGCTCAATTTGTAATGAATGGATTGATTGGACTAACAAATTAGTAATTATAAAACGGAAGCATTATCATAAGAATTGTGTTATTTCTCTTTATCGTGAATTTTTATGTACACAGAAGCTTGAGTTTTGCTAGATCCCATTTGTTCCATATCATCTGCCATATCTTCATTAGCTAACATAAGTTCCTTATACTTAGAAGTCAAGTAATAATGACGTAGCGCATTGACGCCCTTCTTGCCTCCAAACAATCCATTGAGTCTTTGGTTAAGAGTGACATTTGATAGTTGTTCTAAATTAGAATTGAATAGAAGCGTATCTATTTCTTTTGGTATCAATGTGATCCATTTTGTTAGTATCTTCTTTAAAGAAGGAGGAATATCAAGAGATTGTTCTCCCTTAAGTTCCTTGCCCATCTTTTGAGCTGCCTTGTATTTATTGAAAACAAGTTTGTTCTTTTTCAAATCTACATAGTTGTCTTTCTCTTTATCGTAGTTTTGGTATTTCATATCTACATAATCAAGAGCACGACGTGGTACAATGTGGCCGTAGTAAAGCGAAATAATAATATAGTTTTGAATATCCATTAGATCAGAAATACGGGGTGACTTCTTTTTCATAAGTAGTTCAGCCGTGTGTTTAAGTTTTTCAACAAGCGAATCAATTTCAACTTCATTGATGGAAGAATTTTCTAGTTTGGTTGTTAGTTCACTCTTACTAGTCTCGTGATTATATTCTTTAATATCAGACATCATCTGATTCTTATATTCAGCAACATCTGGAGCAATACATACAAGGGCGGCCAAGTATGTTTTACGAGTTCCAAATGTTTTCTCATTAAGAAACTCCATTACTTGCTTGTGGTCAGAAAAGTTTTTCATATTAACGTCGTTGGTATTACCAAATACGTTCTTGTATATGGAGCGAAGTAGTGAGTTGTATGTCTTGATACTATTGACAGACATATCAGGTTTACGTTTCTTTAGATCATCGGAAAAATCCATTGTAATAATAGTTGAGATTTTATTTTGCTAAAGTTAATTTAATTAACTTGGCTTGCTAGGTGGGAGACCATAAAATAAAAATGGCTACAATTGGGTGAAAAATGTGAGGCTAAATGGTGTCGGGGGTAAAATATAACCAAAATTAAGCGTTTAATTAAGATAATAGGCAATTAAGTTAAGGAAAGGCTTTATTAAAAATTTTTAATAAAGCCTACGGTTAATATAACTACTAGTTAAGTTAAGTTACAGCTTAAATTCAGTTATATTCACAGCATAGATAACAAAAAAACATACTTTATAAAATAATTGAGACCATATTTGCTAAGGATTACTTTGATAATACCAATCGCATCACTTGTTACCAATGACAAGACGAAAGATGCTGTCATTCTTGAAACACTTGTCTTTTTTATGAATTCTTCTAGCAGCCAATCTTGTATTTTATCCTTTAACCAATCTTTTATATATCCAAATATTCAAAGCACTTTGCGTTTGAACCAATCTACTACACTATACGCACAAATCTTCCAGGTAGGTTGTCTAAGTATATGTCCGCTATCATGAAGGAACTCTATATTTTTTGAATACAATTCACAATCAGCTGCGGTTAATTCTCCAAATAACGATTTCATTATCTGGATCAATAGCGATTTCTTATCTATCTTTAATTTGTCATTCTTCTTACTATTATCAATATTATGCTCTATCATATTACAAACAAGAACTAATAATTCCATATTATGTTTATTCTGACGTGCCTCGTGAGGAATATCAGTTAAACGTTCAAGAATACGTGCGTGTGCCTTTGCTATCTTCGCATCCTTCCACATTCCATTTGCTGGTTTAAGAAAGCTAAATGATGACATTATACTAATATGTAATATTTTATTTTGATTTTAATATTATTTTTTTAATTTACGCAATTCTTGTTGCTGTAAAAGTATTTGTTTGGACTTGTGCTCCTGTTAAAGTGGTTGGGACAACACCTACAAAATAAATAGTAGTTGCTGCTGTTAAATTAAAAATAGATGTCATTCTATTTGAATAACCACCTGATGCTCCTCCATTATACATCACATTTATTCTTGTATTGTCAAATGTCGCACTTGTTGCTGATAATGATATTGAATGATATGTTTGTGCTGTTCCAGCAACACTCCATAAATATTGACCTTCCAATAACCAACACCCAGCACCTGGAATTGCCAAAGAGGCGAGATTTGTAGCACTTGTTGTTGATTTGGTTGTTGTTGTTGTTGTCATAAAATATCCGAGAGCAGTGGTTGTTGTGATAGGATATGTCAACCCTGTATTTACAGTTGGCACTCCGTTGGTTATTAGTGTGCTCGTTATTGTTTGTTTGTTGGTTCCATTAATTTGATTTACTATTGTTGTTGTTGGATTAATTGTTACAGTCGCATCTTGAATTGTCAATCTATCTAAACCACTGATTTGATTATAAATTGTGTTTGATGATTGATTTGTGATATTTGGTCCGCCATCTATTGTTATTGATGTTGGCGCGTAAAGATCCATTGTTGTCGCTGCTGTAATATTAACATCTGCTGTTGTTGATTTAAAGTTTGCGGTTGTTGTTCCTACAATATCCACAAGTGCTGCTGCGTTAATATATACATTATCTGCCGACTCAAATACAACATCACCAACTCCTGTTGATTTAAAAATTAAATCCTCACCTGATCCTGCTTCAATTGAAAATGCTCCTGCTGTTGGATTTGTTAATATTAAATCTGATCCGGTCGTGTTGCTTTGCCACGTCATTCCTGTTCCAGTGAGTGTTGTGGTATTCATAGTATACGTTAACGCATCCATTGTTAAATTACCCGTTGCGTTTACATCAAAGTTTACACAATCATTTTTTATTGTTGCGCCTGATGATATATTAACATTATGAGTCGGACCCGAATCAATTGCTATGAAATTATTTGTGCTTTTTATTTCAACTGATCCATCTGCCTCTATATTTATACCACCTACTGTTGAACTCAAAAAAATAGTATCTGTTGTTGTAGTCAAAGAAACAGGTCCGACCGCACTTATTGCGACTGCTGTATTTCCTGTAATATTAACCTGACGAGTGTTTGCGACAATATCGTGTGCTCCTGCTACAAAAGTCATTGTGCCATCATCCTCTACTCCATCTGCTCCAGCATCTACTACTATTCCAGCATCTCGGTTTTGCGATGCCGTATTATCTGGATCTGTTTTCCAATTCATATAAAAAGTTCCAAAGGCATTATCAGTAAATGTTATATTCTGTGTTTGCCCACCTATTTGCGAATTCAGAAATGAAAACGTTCCATTGTATGAATAAAAGTTCAAATCATCCACCTCTAATATTTTCTTTCTAGCATTACCAAGCCCGTTTCCATAATGCCACCTAAATGCTCCACCTGTTCCGTCTATCTCATAATTAAAATAATTCTTTCCTATAAATTGTGATGTCCACATTCCAAGATAATCATAATCATTATCCGTATTCCCATCATACAGAACTAATTTCTTTCCGGTTGCCGTGTTTCTTCCTACATAAAGTGTTTCACCAATAATCGCATCCGTTGTTACTTCTAATGATGATCCTACATTAAGCGCATTAAATGATGATGTCCCCGATGTACTTGACATTGTACTTGTTGTTGTAATTGGTGCTGATGCCGATATTCCATTATTAAATGTAGAAGCAGTAGAGATATTCAGCGTAACACCACCTACATTTAATTTTGAAGAAAATGATGTTCCAGTTAATGAACCCCACGACTGATCCGTTGTTTTAACTTCTAATGTAGTTGTTCTATCAAGTAATCCTATTACAGGTGTATCTACTGAATATTCTAATGCTAATATTCGTCCATCTTGAACTACTTGTGACGCATTGTTAGTTACTATATAAGCACCAAGGGTTGCCGCCGTTGTAGTTGCCAACGCAAGAGCTGAATACGCAACAGGTCCATCACCTCCTGGTCCTGCCGGTCCTGTGGGTCCTTCTGGACCTGGGGGGCCTCCAGGTGTTCCTGCTGGTCCTTGGGGACCTTGTGGCCCTTGGGGACCTTGTGGTCCTGTAGCACCTTGTGGTCCTGCTAAAACATTTGTTACTTGTTGGACAGTTATAATCACACTTGGGGTTGCTGGGCGTGTTGGACTTGTTGCTGCGGCATCGTGATGTAAATATATATCAATATCTGTGGATGACCAAGCTAATTCAATATAATCATTTGCTTCTAATTCAAGAATCAAATTTAGTGCTCCTATAACTTTATCATTATTACCTTCTAATGAAAATAAGCTGTTACTATCTGAAATATTTGAACCATTTTTCCGAAACCAAACATTAACCTCATCTTTTCCTCCATCACTTTTATCAAACTGTATTGAAAACTGAATATTATATGTCCCGGCATTAAGCACTTTTATTTGAGATGATGTGCTTCCTATCTGGACTTGATTATTTCCTGGGTCACTATTATTTACAGTTATTAAATTCATTGTTGTAATTCCAGCATTTGTTTGATCAACATCGCTCCAAAATGTTCCCCAATATCCTGTTGTTTCTAAACCAGCAATAATTCCATCTATCTGTTGCTGTATTGTTTCATTTGTATGGATTCCTTCTAACATATCAAATTGGAGATCACTAATATCTGGATCACTTTTAGTCAAAAGATCTGTATTTACTTCATAAGCATTTACTGATGCTAAATTGGAAAGATAATTATAACTTGTAAAATCTAAATTATTTATACTCATTTTCTGTTATATAATAATATTTTATTATATTATACACGATGCGACCGATTTCAAATCTTAATAGTGTTTCTCTAAAAAAGTATGTACCAGGACTAGATACTTTAGCTGTAATTCGTGAACTTAAAAAACTGGGTATTATCAAATCTGTTACTAAAGGTAAATCAAAACACAAAATGATTGAAGATATGAAACAGCCTAGTGATATGGTTGGTTATACAAAAACATTAGGTGGTGGAGGAACTCTTGCCCCTAATCAATTCGCTTTCAGACAAATTCAATCCGGTATGACTCCACAGCAAATTGAGGATATACAGCGCATCAACGCAGCACGATTTGCTGCTTTAGAAGGAGAAGTTCAACAACATCGTAGCGAAACACAACAAACTATTGGCGGTCTTGTTGGCGCAGCTAGTCAGCGTTTTTCACAAATTGGAAGCGCATTAAGTGAAATTGTAAATCCTCAAACTGAACGTTTTCGTGGCTCTACATTTCCTGCTCAAAAACAAGGCGAAGAACCAATTGATCCATTTTCCTATGCGAGACCAGGTAGAGTCCCTCGTGAATTTTGGCTCCCTGAAACAAACGATGTTACTATGGATCAAACTTTAAATGAAGGCGCTCCTCCTGTTACTACTGAATTTGCCACAACTCTTTTTCCTACTGAAGAAACTGGAAATATAGAAATTCCTACTCCTAGTGATGGAGGCAGTAAAAAGAAGATTTTCATACTTTCTAAACAAGACGTTTCAGATGAATTAGGTCTAGGAAAAATTCCAACAATGAGAAATTCTTTTAGCGCAGTTGAAGATTATTACATTGCTTTAACTCATTTGGGAATTGGTGAGAGAGATCCTGAATTAAATTCAAAAGCTAAAATACTTGCTGAAATAAGTAATTTATTAGAAGAAAGAGGTAAACTATAAATAATAATTTATAACTATAAATATATATGACTGACTTTTTAAATGAAGAACTTATGGAAGAAAATATTCGTGAAATATTTATTAATTTAGAAAAATTACCAAATAGTCTCATATACAAATTAGATGATGTGGAATTCACATTTAGTTCATATAAATTTGGGTTTGACGAATGGAAACAAATTGAATATTACGAACCTAGAATGCCACCTGGATTATTAGAACAGTTTCCCTGTCTAGAATATATGTTAGAAGATTTTTGGCGTGAAGCAACACGTCACACTCCTTTAGAAGAGATTGAATACAGGCGTAATCTCGCAGAAAGTAAAGAAGAATAATATTTATAATATGGTATTATATATATTATGCAAAATGCTGGGAATACTCCTACAAAACAGCTTAGCCTTTACGATTCTCTCCGTATCGGTTATTTACCTAGTGAAAATCAACAAGCGCAAGAAATGTTAAAATATGGATATGTAATTGATAAGGGATTAAGTAATGACAATCAACAAGTCTATTATAATCCTACAACTAACAAATTACTTTATAATGTTACTGGCAGCCAATCATTAAATGATTGGGTAAATGTTGATGCTAAATTGGCTCTTGGTGGAACTATCGGTAAAGGCATCAAGGCAGTAGGCAAACCATTAGAGCGCGGAATTGAAACATTATTACCTTCATCTTGGAAGAGTAAATTTGAGAGAGGATATGAAAATATTCTTGGTGGGTTTAAAGATACTACGCGTTATAAGCAGGCGGACGAAACTCTTAAAGCGGCAAAAGCTAAATATCAACCAGCTGATGTTAGCATAACTGGACATAGCCTTGGGGGACGAATTGTTCAGGATATTGCTAAAAGTGGTGATAAGGTTTATGCCCTAGATGCTGGAACAACAATTGGACAAACCGTTAAAGGTGGTCCTAATCGTCAAATTTATCGTTCTGCCGGTGATGTAGTATCACTCGCATCTGCTTGGGATCCTCACGTACAAACACTTACTAATCCACATACAAGCCGTATTATTCCAGCATTATTTAGCGCAGATCCTAAAAAGATTGCTGTTGCCGGTGCTATAGATGCCTATAATGCACACAATATTGAGAATATTAAAGGATCTAATATATTTGTTTAAGATTTCATCCAATTCTGCGTAAACTCTTTTGATTGTTCTTCGTCCTCTGGAATTCCGACTATTGTGAAGGTGAAAACTGCCCTCAAAGGATTCATTACGCCAGGAGTTACTGACGCATATGGGG